CCCCCGCCGAAGCGGGGTGCAGCCGGGTAACACATTTTGTACCTGAAAGGAGCCTGATAGTGGACTGGGTGCAGCACATAACGAATTTACCTCAACACACGGGTATTCAGTGGCTCACCCTGGTACTTCTCTTCATCTTCGGCGGAACAGCCCTGTTTTCGGAGCGCACGTTAAAGGAGCGTTTTGGTGGGATTCCCGCTGCTTTTCAGTGGCTCTCCCGGACAAAGGAAAATAGCCGAAAGAAGAAAGAGGAGTACACAGAGAAGCGTATTCGATCCCTCGAAGAGGGACAGATCGAACTGGAGAAACGTCTCCAGGAACAGATAACTGAACTACAAAAATCGGAGAGTGAGCAATTCGAGTACATCCGCTGGGTTACACGCCTTATGCGGGGTATCGAGCTTTGGGCCGCGGCTAAGGGCCTCGAGCTTCCCCCACCTCCGTTCCAAACATTCGTAGAGTGGCGTGAGCGACGAGAGGCTGGTAATGGCGGCACCGCACTTTATCGGCCCGACGTGGGCCACTGACGAGAACGGCGACTGGGTTCTCCCCGAGCATACCCTCGGTTGGGGTATCCTGAACTGGCTTTATAAGTATGTACTTACCCCCGGTGGGCCCTATGCAGGCCAGCCGTTCATGCCAACGATGGAGCAGGCTCGCTTCATTCTCTGGTGGTACGCTGTGGATTCTGACGGACGGTTTGTCTACCGATCGGGAACGTTGAGGCGTATGAAGGGTTGGGGCAAGGACCCCCTGGTCGGCGCGTTGTCGCTGGCAGAGCTTCTTGGACCTGTGGAATTTTCCCATTTCGACACCGAGGGTCGGGCGGTAGGCCGACCGAAGTATGACCCCTGGGTTCAGATTGCTGCTGTCTCCAATGATCAGACGCGGAACACATTCACACTCTTCCCCTCGCTGATCTCCCCCCACATGAAGGAGGAGTTCGGACTCGACGTCAACAAGACGATCGTCTACGACAACCGAGGGAAGATGATTGAAGGCGTGACTAGCTCCCCTATGGCGCTGGAAGGTAAGCGTCCGACGTTCGTTGTGCAGAACGAAACGCAGTGGTGGATTGAGTCCAACCAGGGTAAGGACATGGCCAACGTCATTGCCGGTAACGTTACTAAGTCAGCGTATGGCTCGTGTCGCAGTCTAAGCATTTGTAACGCTCACGTTCCCGGACAGGACAGCGTAGGAGAGGCCGACTGGGATGCGTACCAAAAGGCTTTGGCGGGCGAGGCTGTCGATACCCGCTTGCTGTACGATGCTCTAGAGGCTCCCTCAGACACGCCGGTTGGTGAGATCCCGTCGGAGAAGGAAGATCCAGAGGGGTTCGCCGCCGGGATTGAGTCGCTGCGTCAGGGCCTGTTGGTGGCCCGCGGAGACGCTGTCTGGCTCGACGTAGACTTGATTATTGACGACATCCTCGACATCCGTAACAAGGTGTCGGAGTCGCGGCGCAAGTTCCTGAATCAGATCAACGCCGCTGAAGATGCCTGGTTCTCCCCTGCTGAGTGGGATTCAGGTTACCGGGAGGGCTTGAAGCTTCAGCCTGGAGATAAGATCGCACTCGGCTTGGACGGCTCGAAGTCGAACGACCACACAGCTATTTCAGCTTGTCGCATCAGCGACGGTGCGGTGTTCCTCCTTCGGACGTGGAACCCTGAGAAGATGCCAGACGGCTTGGTTCCCCGGGAGGATGTTGACGCCGTTGTGCGCTCGCTGTTCGAGCGTTACAAGGTCGTAGCGTTCCGTTCGGACGTCCACGAGATGGAGTCGTACATCGACGCCTGGAGCAGGGATTATAAGAGAAAGCTTAAGGTTTGGGCCAGCCCGAATAGTCCGATCGGCTTTGATATGCGCGGGTCGCAGAAGCGCTTTGCGCTTGACTGCGAGAGGTTCGTCGATGCGATCCTGTCGGGTGAGGCTACTCACAACGGCGATCCGCTGCTTCGGTGGTACGTTCTGAATGCCCACCGACACCCAACCCCCTGGGATGCTATCAGCATCCGCAAGGAGTCGAAGGACTCCAGCCGGAAGATTGACGGAGCCGTGACAGCGGTTTTGGCTTTCGGCGCTAGGCAGCAATACCTGCTTGACCGAAAGACACGAAACGGCACCGGAGGAGGCGCTATCACATGGTAAACCCACAGCCGGTCGAGATCACTCTCGACCAGGCGTTTAACGAGATGGACAAGTACCAGACGAGCTTCGCGCGGCTCTGGTCTTACTATAACGCTCAAGCTCGTGACATGGCGATCGGCATCGCTACCCCGCCACAGCTGCGTAAGCTGCTGGCACAGGTAGGTATCCCGCGTATCTACGTGAGTGCGATCGCTGAGCGTCTGATTCTCGAAGGGTTCCAGCGCGGAGATTCTACCACCTCTGGGGATGATGAGCTCTGGGCATGGTACCGAGCTAACTCACTGGATTCCCAGATGGTGAACCAGGTAACAGATTCTCTCGTGTATGGCCGATCGTACATCACGATCTCAGCCCCCACTGAGGAAGATGAAGCTAACCCGCTGCGTGTTCCAGACATTCCGGTCATTAAAGTGGAGTCACCCCGTGGACTTTTCGCTAAGATCGACCCCCGAACGGGGGAGGTCTTGTGGGCCGTCCGCAAGGTGTTAGATGACAGCAACCAGGTAGCATCTGCTACCCTCTACTTCCCCGACCGCACCGAATACTACCTCCGCGATCAGGGCCAGCTGAAGGTGGCTGACACCGTGCAGCACGGTCTCGGCGTTGTGCCGGTTGTGCCGGTGGTTCGTCGCAGCAACAGCGCTGACTTGTACGGCACCTCGATAATCACCGAGGAGATTCAGTCGGTCACCGACGCCGCTAGCCGCATCCTCATGAACATGCAGGCTACCTCTGAGCTTATGGCCACGCCCCAGCGTGTGATCTTCGGTGCTTCGGCCAACGAGATTAAGGGCGACACAAAGTCACCGCTGGAGCTGTACATCAACAGCTACATTGCGATTGAAGACCCCCAGGGTAAGGTTTCCCAGCTGAACGCAGCTGAGCTTCGGAACTTCACCGAAGCTATCGACCAACTTCTCCGCATGGCAGCTGTCTACACAGGGTTGCCCCCGAGCTACCTTTCCAGCTCCTCCGATAACCCCGCGTCTGCTGAGGCTATCCGAGCAGCGGAAACCCGGCTGGTTCGGACGTGTGAGTCCCTGACTGTACAGTTTGGGGATGCGTGGGAACGCGCTATGCGCGTGGCTCTCCTAGTCATGGGCCGCCAGCTGTCGCTGGATGATTTCCGCATGGAGGCTCTGTGGCGCGACCCCTCGACGCCGACGGTTGCTGCTATCGCTGACGCTACATCGAAGAAGTACGCTAACGGCGCGGGTTTCATCACTAAGGAGCAGGCGCGTATCGACGCTGGCTACTCACCTGAGCAGCGGCGCCGCATGGAGGCTGAGGATAAGACAGACCCCATCAACGCCTTGAACGCTATGTATGAACAGCCGGTGAGCGATGAACCTAGCTGAGTTAGAGGCCGCTCAGGCGGCCAACGTAGCGCCCGTGATTAGGTCGGTCACAACAACTTTCGCGGGTTATGCTTCGAGGCAGGTCACCCGCCCCATCTGGAGGTTGTTACTGCAAACGATCTTCCCGCAAGTTGCTTCCCGCTACACCTACGGGGCTAACCTTGCTCGCCGCCTGTACGAGAAGGAGCGGGCCAAGGTCACCGACGCGCCTATGCCGACCCGGCCACTTCCTCGACTCACCTTCGAGAGGTTTGTTAAGGACATGGAGGAGGTTCGCCCCCTCATGATGAAGCCGAACACGACGGCTAACGAGGTGGCGCGGGCAGCCCTGCGTGTGGCTCGGACGGTTGAGAACGGCGGACGGCGGGAGATCCTGCGAGCTGTCAGCGATGTTGATGAGGCTCTTGACGACCAGATTATCTGGGAGGAAGATGACGAGTTCACCTCCTCTGAGATTTCGCTGGATGACCTCCACGACGAGGTTAACGACAAGCGAGAAGCCCAAGGTAAGTCCCGCCTCGTAAGAGGGTGGGCGCGGGTTCCTACCGGCGCGGAGACGTGCGGCTGGTGCTGGATGCTGGCTTCTCGAGGACCTGTCTACAAGACCGCTAAAACCGCAGGCGCTCGATTTGAGTTCGACGCCGGGGGCGGCGAGCTTGTAGGTGAACAAATGAATGCGTGGCACGACGGTTGCGACTGCAAGATTGTGCCGGTTTTCACAACCAGGAGTTGGGAAGGCCGGGAACGCTGGCAGGCAGCTGAAGCCCTCTGGAATGACGTCACACGGCGCCAGGGGTACCGAGGCCACGAGGCTCGAAAAGCTTTCCGCCGCGAGGTGGAAGCAGGCAGAATACAAGAACTTCTACAGGATGCCCAGGTGGCAGCCTAGAAAGGTGAATCACCGTGAGTGAAGACACCTCGACCGCCGAGAACGTGAGCCAGGAGCTCCCGGACTGGGCCCGTGACCAGATCACGAAAGCTAACTCGGAAGCGGCTAAGTATCGCTCCGAGAAGAACGACCTTGCTACCGCTCTGAAGCAGGCCCAGGAGGAGGCTTCGGGGTACACGACAAAGGTTACCGAACTGGAAGAGCAGCTGGCAGCCTCTCGTGCTGAAGTACAAGCCCTCAGTCAGGGTGAGATGCGCCTCCGCGCAGCCCTCAATGTCGGCATTGGCAGTGACAAGCTGGATGATTTCGCCGCGTTGTTGAAGGGTGACACCGCCGAAGAGGTGGCAGCCCACGCGGAGAAGCTGAAGGCCCTGTTTGGCTCCGACCCCGCACCAGCTCGAGCTACCGACCCGTCGCAAGGTTCAGCCCCACTGCCCCTCAACGGAGATCCGCTGGTAGCCCTACTGACCTCCGCTGTAAACTAACCTGAAGGAGATTCCATGCCCGCTAACATGGGTAACGTAACTAAGCGCTCAGAGTTTAGTACTTTTCTCACCCCCGAAGTTGCCCAGCCGATCTTCGATGAGATTGCGCGCGTGTCATTCGTACAGCAGCTCGCCACTAAGGAAGCTCTCGGCCCGTCCGGCAAGGCTATCCCGGTCTGGTCCGGCACGGCTAAAGCCAGCTGGGTAGCTGAGACTGCTCAGAAGCCAATCACTAAGGGCGGCTTCCAGAAAGTCGTGATGGAGCCGAAGAAAATCGCCGCTATTTTCGTGGTCTCCTCTGAGGTTGCCCGCGAGAATCCGCTGAACTACGCTCAGACGATGCGTAACAAGGTGGCTGAGGCTTTCGCTAAGGCCTTCGATGATGCCGCTCTGTATGGCATCAACTCCCCGTTCGGGTCTCACATGAACCAGACCACTAAGTCTGTCAAGCTGGTTGACGGCACCCCGGCTAAACCAGACGCCTACAAGGCGTTCAATGAGGGTCTGAGCTTGCTGGTCAACGACGGCAAGAAATGGACAGGCGCTATCCTCGACGATAAGGTCGAGCCTGTGATGAACAGCTCGCTCGACGCTAACGGGCGTCCGCTGTTCACCGAGCCTACCTACGTCGAGACTAACTCCCTGACCACTAAGGGCCGCATCCTTGGCCGCCCGGCCCTGCTCGGTAAAGGCATTGGTTCCGGCACGACTCGCGGCTTCATGGGTGACTTCAGCAAGATCATCTGGGGCCAGGTCGGCGGTATCACCTTCGACGTTTCCGATCAGGCTACCTTGGATCTGTCTGACGCTCAGGATGGTTCCGGTCTGGTCAGCCTGTGGCAGAACAACCTTGTGGCCGTTCGTGCGGAAGCCGAATTCGGCCTGGTTGTGCGTGACCCACAGGCCTTCGTGAAGGTCGTCGAGAAGTAATGGTTACGGTCGAGGATCTAGAAGCTAGGTGGGCCTCCTCGGAGGATCTCACCGACGTTGAGCGGAAGGTCGCCTCGGCCAGGCTACAGGACGCCCTTGACCTCCTCCGAACCCGGATTGAGGATCTAAACACCCGGGTCGTTGCAGACCCGGTGTACGCCCGCGTGGTTAAAGCCGTCTGCTGCGATGCAGTTATTCGCCTCCTCAGTAACCCGGAAGGGTTCAAGAGTGAGACTGACGGTAACTACATCTACGAGCGCTACGGTAGCCTCGCTGATGGGAGGCTGAAGATTCTCGACGAGGAGTGGGAGCGCTTAGGTGTGCGCCAGCGTGTGACTGTGGTTCACGCTGGCCCCAAGCCCCCGTGGGAGGTCTAGTGAGCCTTCTTGACAAGGGCAACTGCTGGGTGGATGTTTACCCAGAGGTTGCTACCCGCGACCGGGATGGCAATACGTTCACTCACCCATCGAACAAGCCGAAGCGCTTGTGGGTGATGTGGCAGGCTCACGGTGAGAGCGGCACAGCGGCCAGGCGTCAGGAGCAGATGACCGAGGGGTTCTTCACGGAGAACGTCGCTCGGATGCGGGTTCGGCGCGAGGATCACTCAGTGAAGATCGGCCCACAGAGCTACGTCGTTAAAGACGGCGAGCGATGGGAGGTGTTCGGCTACCCCACCGAGTACCGAATGTCCCGGCGCACTGGCCACTTCGACTATACGATGCGGAGGAGCTAGCTTGGCTCACATCCAGTGGTACGGCTCTGAGTCGGATACCTACCGCAAGATCGTTCGCAACAACCCGGGAATTGGCGCATACAATTTCGCCCGTATGACGGCGGCTAAGAGCATCGCCGAGGCCAAGCTCGAGCCCCATCATCGCAACCACGACCGCACCCGTCAACCCAATGAGCCACCATCGAGCATCTCGGTGACTAAGGGGAGCATCTCCGACGCCTTCCTGCATCTGGATGACCCGAAGGGTAAGGCGCTCATCATCGAAGGCAAGCTCGGTATTATCCGAGGCGCCGTAGCTAGCTTGTAAGGAGGCAGCATGATTCCGAAACTCACACCCAGGGTTCAGGACATTGTACTGCCTCTCCTTCGAGAGGGGCTAGGCCCTGGCGTGCACGTCAGAACGTGGTCTGATAACGTCGAGCACCGAGAGTACCCGGAGGTTCGGGTTCGCCGCCTCGGCGGCTTGAACTCCATCGGCTCTATCCAGAACGGGCTGGAACACCCGGTGGTCGAGATCACAGCTACTACCCGGGAGGGTTTGGCTGCTACGGAGGATCTCGCGATCCGCTGCAGAAACATTCTAGTGAACTCCCGGAATGTGGTTGTTCCGGGGGTTGGGCACCTGGTTAGGGTGCGAGAGACCTTGGGGATGACTCAATTCCCATCTGAAATACAGGGAGCCTGGCGCGTGCAACAGCTGCTGCGTACAGACTTCCGCTACCCCCGAAGGAGAGGTTAAATGGCTCTCGTTGACGAGAAAGTCTTTACCGCTAGCACGGGCTACGTTTTTAAAGCTCCTGTGGGCACCGCCGCCCCGAGCCGCGCAGCCCTGAAGAACTTCAACCCTGAGACCTTCGGCGCTTCCAGCGTCAAGGTTACCGTTACGGGTGCCCCCACGGGCGGCACCTTCACCCTCACCCACAAGGGTAACGCTACAGCTTCTCTGGCATACAACGCCACTCCCGCTGAGATCCAGGCTGAGCTTTCCAAGCTGGCTTCGATTGGCGCGGGAAACGTTGTTGTTACCGGGGAGGCTGGTAAGAACTATGAGGTCGCCTTCATCGGCAAGCTGGCTAAGGCTAATGAGGAGCTGACAGCTACAGCTACCCTTACCGGCGGTACGACCCCGAATGTGGAGGTCAAGAAAGGCGCCGAGGCTAACGACTGGGAGCTCGCGGGCCACACAGCCCAGGAGGAGCTGCCTGAGTTCGGCTTCGACGGCGGCGACACTAAGGTCAAAGGCTCTTGGCAGAAGAAAAAGCTGAAGGAAGTCACCGAGGAAGATCCAGTTGACTACGTCATCATCCGCTTTGTGCAATGGGATGTTGAGACTCTGGAAGCCTACTTCGGCAAGAACAAGAGCACGACCGAAGGTATCTACGGTTCGGACGGCTCCCGTACCTCCATCGAGGTTGCCCTGCTGATCGTCCTGGTCGATGGGCCGTTCACGATTGCATTCACCGCCGCTAAGGCTACCCTCCGTCGTGAGGAAGCTATCAAGCTGGAGGCGGATGAGTTCGCCAGCCTACCGGTTCGCGCTACCTTCGTGAACCATCCGGGCCGACTGCTCTTCGAGTGGATTACCCCGGAAGCCTAAGCTAACCCCTACCCCTGAACCGCGCCACCCGGCGCGGGCTGACTAGCCTATCTGAGGAGACACAATATGGCTACCTACTCTCTTTCCGATATTCGTGATGCTGCTGCTAAACGCTACCAGGGTCTCGAGATCACCAATGGCGATGACAAGTTCATCTTCCAGAACCTGCTTCAGCTGCCTGCGACTCAGCGTCGTGAGGCCGACAAGATCCTGAACAGTGCTGATGACGCGGCTGATACTGACAGCCAGATCGAGCTGGTTAAGAATCTGCTGAAGGCTGTTGAGAAGAATGGCCGAGGCCAGGAGCTGCTGGATTTGCTGGAGGACAGCCCGGCTAACCTGATGGAGGTCTTCCACGCTTGGATGGAGGCTACTCAGCCGGGGGAAGCTTAGCCCTAGCGGACCTGCTCGACGAGCACGGCGACAAGATTTACCCCGAGGTTCTACGCTATTACGGCGTGGATCTTCGGGGGCTTTTTTTGTCTGAGTTGGACGCTAAGACAGCGTTGTGCCTGGTGTATGCTCTACCGCCGGATAGTATGACGTATGCGGCACTCACCAACGATAAGGACACCGCGGGCTGGGGTATTACGGAGCATCTGCTAGCGGGGGTTATCGACGCCGTGCAGCAGAACACGTTCACGAATGTTCAGGTGCGTACTAAGAAACGTTTGACACCCCCTGAGACGATTGTTTCCCGTGCTCGGAAGTCTAGCCGCCGGGCAGGCAGCAACTTGTTTGCAGCAATGGCTAGGGCAAACTACCAAACAGAAGGGTAAGTTATGGCTGTAGAAGTCGGTCGCGTAACAATCCGCGTCCTGCCTAATACACGAGGGTTTAGGCAGCGCGTCGAGCGAGACCTCGCTAAGATGGGGAAGGTTAAGGTTCCCCTTAAGGCTGATACCGACGAGCTGAAGAAGGACGTCGAGCGGGAGCTCGGAGACGTTGACGGCAAGACTAAAGTCAAGCCGGAGGTCGATAAGAATCACCTTCGATCCAGCCTTAACAAAGCCACTAAGGGTGAGAAGGGTCAGGTTAAGGTCGATGCTGACGTCGATATTTCCCGAGCCCTCCGCCAGATGGACCGCTTGAAGCGCACCACATGGGGTCGCAAGGGGGGTTTCCGCATTGAGATACCTAAGTATGATTTTACCGGGCTGAAGCAGCTGACGGCTAAGCTGCCTAAGCTACCCAACATCCAGGAGAGGCTGACTGCAGGACGCGCCACTCAGCGAGCCCAGGCGGCTGAGGCTTACTCGAAAGCATTGGCGGCTATGCGTAAGCAGATCCGCGAGACTAAGACTGATGCTGAGCTGTTGAAGCACGCCCTCAACTTCCAGCTGGAGAAGCAGGTCGGGGATCGCACGAGCCGGTGGCTGGCTCAGCTGAGATCTGGAGCCCGCCAGGCTCAGAGTGAGATATCTAAGCTAGGTTCGCGCGGCGCCGATAAGGTGTTCGGCAAGGCTGATTTCTCGGACCTCTGGGCTGATGCTAAGAAAACTGAGCAACTTTACCAACGTGAGATCAACGCACTGAAGAAGCTGCGTGATATTGAGCGTTCTCGGGCTAACGGGAAGCAGGCTCGGCAAAAGGTCGGGGGTAAGTATAATGCTGAGATCGCCCGCCTCGAGGCTGCTCTCGGAAACCTCCGGTCTTCCACACCTTCGGGCCGCGCT